ATCGTAAGAGAAGCAGCCGTTGACCAAACACTTGTACCAGAGGGCACCGTTGAATTTGCTATGAATTTAAACTTTGATAAAATCGGGGCTGTACAATTAAGAAACGGATTAACTTCAATTGGTTCAGCTGGTTCTATTGTATTTAATACTGGTTGGACTGATCCAAATACAGTAGCAGAATATGACTTACCAGAATCTAGTGACACTTATAACTGGGTAAATGTTAATAATGTATTAGTTAATGACGCTAATTATTCTTATAGAAGTATAGCAGTATCTGAAATAACTCAAGCAATTAAAACAACAAACTTTGGTTTTAGTATACCTACTAATGCAATTATTACAGGTATTGAAGCAAGAGTTAAAAGAGGTACATTTGCGGGAGCCACACCGCCAATTTCTGATTTTGCTGTAAAACTATTTAAATCAGATAATACAGTTGGAAGTTCAAACAAAGCAAAAGATAGTAGTGTATTATGGGAAAAACATGACGTTGCTGATTTTGTCTCTTATGGATCATCTACTGATTTATGGGAAGAAATTATCTCACCTTCTGAAATTAATAGTAATAACTTTGGTTTAGTATTTGCTGGACAAAATAATTCATCTGGTTCAGGTTCAACTGGTTCAATATTACGAGTATTTTCAATTCAAATAAAAGTATATTATGCTTTTGGTATTAATGGAATCGCTAACTATATAAATAATGCTGGTACTAACCATCATTTACTAGCAAAAAATAACACTTTTGTTTATAAATATAACACAAATAGTTTAGGTTGGGATTCTGTACGAAGTGGTTTAGTGTCTAGTAGCAAGGCAAGATTTACAAACTTCATTGATCTAACTTATATGGTAAACGGAACTAACAATGATGCTTTACAAACTTATAATGGTAGCACTTTTGGAACTTCAAATGTTGCTTCTTTACCACAAGGAGACTTTATTGAAAACTATCGTTCAAGAGTTTGGGTAGCACAAAATACAACAGATAAAGTTTATTATTCTGATATTGTGAATACTGATAATACTTTAACTGGAGGTACAAGTTTTATACAAGTATCTCCTCAAGATGGCGAACAAATAACAGGACTTAAAAGACATCCTAGGGCATTATTAGTATTTAAAAATAATCATATTTATAGAATATTTTCAATTAACTCTGCTGATCCTGATCCGTCTATTGATAGAGGAACTTATTCACAAGAAAGTATCATTGAATCAAAAGGAGGTATTTCATATCATCATCCAACAGGATTCTATGACTTTGTATTTGATGGACAACAAAGAGAAATATCAAGACCTATTATTGATATTATAAAAGCTATTTCAAGAAGTAACTATTCAAATATTATTGGTTGGGTTGACGATTCAGGAGATGGAGATCACAAATACTGGAGCATTGGAGATATTACTTTAAAAGGAGTTACATTTAATAATGTGGTATGTAGATATACTATTTCAACTCAAGTTTGGACTGTTTATTCTTATCCAAAACAGATAACTGCAGCAAGTTTATATGACAATGGTACTACTATTAGCAATGTTGTAGGCGACGAAGCTGGAAATGTATCAACTTTTGATAGTGGAACAACTGATAATGACGAACCTATATTCTATGACTTAATAACACATTGGTTTAGTTTTGTTCAAATAAAATCTACTAAAAAGAAAATTGGAGAAGTAGCAGTAATTCATGAAAATGCACAAGGTGCAAACTTACAATATCAAATTGATACTGATATTGAAAATAAGTGGAGAGACTTAGGAACAATTAAAGATGATTTGTTTCAAGTGATAAAACACGAAGTACCAAACTTTACAAGAGTAAGATTTAGAATGTCTGGTAATAGTATCGGTTCACCTTTTGTCTTTCGGGGCTGGGAAATTTTAACAGCATTAACAACATAAATTATGTCAACACTAGAAGAATTACAATTAAATAAAGGACTATATAAAATAACTCAAAGTCAATTTGATGAGCCTGTTTCTAGTTATGAAATTGGTGCTGAAAGATTTACTACTGGAGATATAGATGGCGATCTATCTTTCGTTGGTGGTTTTATTCAAAGTAAAAACTTTGTTACTGGTAGTTCAGGTTGGAGATTAGATGCAGAAGGTAATTTAGAATGTGGTTTTTTAAATATACATACAGGTGGAGATATAAGATTATATCAAGACCTAGACGAACAGTCAGAAATTATATTTTATGACGCAGATGGTTTACAAGATAGATTTAAAATGTTTGCAGAAAAGAATAATGGAAATTTAATTATAAGATCAGAAATTGATGATAGTGCTTTATTATTTTTAGGTGAAGATAATAAAAGATTTAATGCTGTGTATACATATGTTTGGGATGAATTATTCTTAGGAATGAAATCAACATCAGGCTCTGATAGAGAATTTTATTTATTTGGCGATAGTGCAAATACATTTTCTTTTATTTTTGAAGATACATCGTTTACAACTACAGTCTTTGAAATCCATAATAATGGTATATTTTTACAAACTAATCCATATAACATTTTTGATAGAACAAATAAAGCAGGACTATATTGTCACGATGTATCTTCATCTGCTGAATTATTCGCAATTGACGAAGCAGGAAATACAACACAACTTTCACCACATAATCCTGAAACAAAAGAGTGGGAGTTTTATTCAAAAAATACAAAAACTGGTCGTGTATTAAAAATTAAAATGGAGCAACTTATGAAAAAGTTAGATGAGCAATATGGTGGTGGATTCATAGAAGAATATTTTGATCCAGTTGAAGAACAATTAGAAGAAACAAAATTATAATTAATTAAATATAAATTATGGCAACAAGAAATTTAAGAGTAGGTTCAAGAGGAGAAGATGTAAAAGAGATACAAAGAACTCTTGGTATTACTGCTGATGGTATTTTCGGACCACAAACACAAAGAGCAGTTAAAGACTTCCAAAGAGAAAACAATTTATCAGTTGACGGAATAGTTGGACCAAATACTATTAATTCTTTGAGTAAAACTGGATCTAATGTTGAGCAACAAATTAAAGACTTTAGAAGTGGCAAAACCAATGTGGCTTCATCAACTCCATTTGTTTCTAGGATACCTGAAAAGGAAGAACCAAAGAAGAAAGCACCAGTTCCTGTTCCTGTAAGAGATACTCAACCACCTGTACCTCAAGCCGGTAACACCTTTACTACTCCAACAGCTCCACAAACGCAACATACAACTCCACAACAGCCACAAGCGTCAAATAGTGATGATGTACTTCTTTCAGAAGTAATTAAAAGAAACCAAGATTCATATAATATTTTAACTCCTGAAATGCAAACAATAGTAAATGAACTATCTAATGTTTTAAATAAAACAATTGAATCAGGAAAAGTAATTAACCCTAATATTGAATTTACTCCAACAGAAGTTTCACAATTCTTGGATCAAGCAACACAAGAATTAGACCCATTCTTTCAAGAGCAAATAGGTCAGATTAGAGAAGACTTAGATACATCAATTAGTAGATTAACACAAGACTTTGAAAGAGGTGTAAGCGAAGCAGAAGAACCTTTCACACAAGGATTAAAAGACCAGTCAGAACAAGAAGCACAATCTGGTTTAGCATTTTCAAGTGAGAGAAATAGACGACAAGGAAGGGCTTTAACAGAACAACAACAAAGGCTTGACTCTGCTGAAAGAGGTGTTGGTAGAAACATTGAAGATTTAGCAAGAGGAACTGAAAGAAGAATCGGTAGTAGTGAATTTGGAAGAACTTCAATACCTAATCTATCTAAATTTAAAGCAACTTCAGGCGGTTTTCAAAGAGTTGGCTCAAGAACCTTATTTACTCCTGATGGACAGTTAAAGGGTACTCTAGGAAAAGAACAGGAAGTAGCATTAGGAACAAGAGCAAAAGAATTAGAGGGAGCAGAAAGAAAAAGAAGAATTTTAAATACAAGTGACTTATAATTAATTAAATTAAATATTATGGCAGATTTTCAAAATATAATAAATAACCAAACATCAGATCAACCTGTACAAAATCAGATAGATCAAGCTTCTGAGCAACCAGTTGGAAACGATAGAGGAAACACGGCAGATGCTTTTAATACTATTATGCTTGACTTATTAAAAGAATCTAAAGGTATTGATAATACACAACTTCTTAGAAAGAGAAGAGAATTAAGAAGAGGTGTGCTAGATACCACACAACAACCCACAGAAGAGGGTTTAAGAACACTTTCTCCGTCTCAACAGTCTGCTTTAAGATCTTCTAGTGCTAGAGCTTTAGAACCTGAATTAGATAAAATAGACACTGATATTGCAAAGTCTCAACAATTAAGTGATAGTTTCTTTAAAAGGTTTGAATTATCTCAAAGTTTAGGAGAAAATATATCTAAAAAGATGGTGGCTTCTGATGAAGAATTAGAAAG